CAGACCTACCATCACCACTATGTCCATGTTGTTGAATACCTACTTTTATCAATTCAACAATTTCATCTTTACTCATTCCTTTCTTAAACTTCTGACCACCACTCAATTCTGTTGGTATATCTTGTGCTATTAATTTTTCTACTATAGGAGTGACATCCTTAATGAGATCATCAACAGTACCAGTATTGGTTTGGAAATGTCCATGAACCCATCCAGCAGCATTATCAACTCTTCCAGTTCCACCATCAGTTTCTCCAAAGGTAGCTCCACCACCAGTAGGTTCTATTCCCATACCAGAAAGATTTGTAGAAGCGATCAATACTTCCTTCTGAGGTACAAATTCAGTCGTTGGTTGAAATGTAGTTTGTGGTTTCTCAGTCAGAAGTTCTTCTTTGACATAATTTAATTTAATCTTAGCAAATTTCTCCTCATCAAGAGCTCCATCAGCACGAGGGAATCCATCTTCATCAACTGTTCTCTCTGGTTCATTCTTCTTATCAAAATCAAATATATTAAATGTAAGTACATCTAAAGTACCACCTGCAACTCTCTTTGTACCTTCAACAAGATCTTTAGTTCTATCTCCAGCCCATTCCCAGAATGATGGTCCCATTGCTCTCTTTAATAATCCACTTTCAACAAGTTCTGCGACTTGATCTGATAGATTTTTAAATTTATTAATATCTAACTTCTCTTTCTTTGTAATATCCGATTCATCTTCTGGCTTAGGCAATGTTCCAGATCCCATAACACCAGTAGTACTAGTACTCTTTGACAAATTATCTACTGTCTGATCTATATCAGTTTTTCTTTGATCTGCAACATTTTTAAATTCATCTGAACCTCTTTGAGCTTCCTTCTTCTCTTTCTTAAGATCTCTCTTCATCTTATTCCTATCACCACCATATTCATCTTGTAATACCTGATCGGTTGCATTTTGACTTTCTCCAGCATTTGCGTTAGGAGAAAAAATTAATGCTCCCATAGTAATTATTGCACTACCAGCAGCAATAGGTAGTAATTTATCCATAGGGTTACCACCCCCACCTCCACCAGATCCTTTAGCACCTTGAAGTCTATCAAGACTCTTAATAAAGGATTTAGCTTTAAGGAAAGTAATAGATTCTGGTAACTTTATCTTATTAAACTCAATAGTCTTACCAGTAATAAACTTGTTAAAAGATTTAATACGATCATCAGCTCTTTTAACCGTCTTCTTTACCTTATTTTCTACTTTAAGAACAGCAACAGTAGGTTTCATAATGCATCCACTATATTATACTGACTCTTACTATGCAATAATGCAAAATTACTACCATCAACAGCAATAAAAAACGGAACTCTTACTGATGCAGAAGCATCATCAGGAGTTCTAGCTACTTGGTTGCCAGATTTTGGTAGTGCCTGTTCAGTAGATGTTCCAGGCGGAACATTAATAACAGTCTCATTTGTTTGTGGAGAAGATTCGCCTTCAGCTGTTCTAGAAACTCCAAGAGAATTTTCTCTTCTTAAATCAGATTCACTTTTATCTGGATCAACTCTTGTTTGATTTACTTTATCTAAATTCCAAGTATCACCAGTGATAGCATCAGCAGCACCAGCCATCCATCTCATGAAACCTTTTGGTTTCTCTCCTTCAGGTGTTTCTATATCAGTATTTTTCTGATCAAAATCAAACATATTAGCTGTAAGAACATCTCCAGTACCAGCCAAGAATCTCATGAAACCTTGAGGTCCTGCTTCTCCTCTGGCTCCTTTAGATCCCTCAGTGCCTTGTGATCCTTTATCACCTTCAGTCGTACTCGTTACGTTTTCTGTTCCAAGAGGTTTTGATTTAGCAGTTGCAGTAGTACCATCACCAGCATTATCCCCACCACCAGCTGTAGTTGTTCCACCCGAAGTACCATGATCAGCGTCTTTTGGTATTACTGTGCTTGTACTATTAGCCGTTGTTGCTGTTTCTTGTGATGTTTCTGTTGTAGATTCGTCTTTTTCTCCTCCTGCGTCTTCGACCTTGGGAACCAAAACATTAAGTTCTGCTGGTGCTAAGTCGCCTGGAATCAAAGCAGTTTGTGTTGTACCTGCTAAACTTTGAACCTTCTCATTATCAGTTGTGGGTTTATCTTCTTTAGTCTCTTCTTCTGGCTTTGGTTTTGAATCAGCAGCTTTCTTTACTTGTTCTTCAAAATCCCAAAGAGCTTGTTGGAAAACTTTAAGAGCTTTATTAAATTTCTTTACTTCCTTCTTATTAAGTAATTCAGTTCCTTCTAATGGTTCTACTGATTTTACTGTACTCTCGCCAGGTTTAACTTCTTTATCTTCTTTACCTCTGTCCAATAATTTACTAATACCCCAAGTTGTCAATGCAATTAACCCAAGAGTTGCAGCACCCTTAAGTATGTTTCCAATCAAACCACCTTTCTTTTTCTTCTCTTTCTTGCCAGGCTCAGTCTTAGGAGCTAACTTTATCTTAGTAAGTTTCTTAAGAAGACTAAGGAATATATTCTTGGCCTTGTTAATAAACTTAAATATCTCTCCAAGTGGTTTCTTAAGACCAGCTAAACTCTTTGCAAATTTCTCTAATTGACCCAAACCACCTTTAAAGATGTCAGATAACATCTTTCTTGGATCAAATGGTTTTATTGCAGAACGAACCTTCTTAGTTATCTTTGGTTGTAACCTCTTAACCTTAGTCTCTACAATCTTATTGACTTTAGTTATTGTTACTGGAGTATCATCATTATCTGGTAATTGCAACTTCTTAGAAGAAGCTTTAAGTACCGAATCCGCTCCTTTTACTTTTCCCTCAGTTTTTTGCTTTCTTGCAAGGGAACTTGTAGATTTAATTGGAGAAGATAGTACTGCCATCTAAGCCCTTTGTTGTGCTGCTTTTTGTTGTGCTTTTAGATTCTCATCCTCAATATGTTGCCTGAGCAATCCAACATAAATGTCTCGTTCCCACGAAACCATATTCTCTATTTCAGTCAGTGAATATTTATGGAACTGCATCAAAGCGAAGTTAATTCGGAAGTATGTCTCAAGATCTACATGAGCCATACTTAGGCGAAAAAATCGGACAATCCCTCCAATACTACTGTATTATCCTTACCAGTCTTAGGATTAGTAACTGTTATTTCATGAGTAAGTTTAGGCATTGTCTCAAAGAAAGACTCAATCTTCTTGAACTGTTCTGATGTCAGAGATTCAAGCCATTCTACAAGTTCTTTCTTGGTACAATCAGCCGCACCCCACACATTTTCTTCATTATAAACAGTATCAATAGCAGATGCTATAATCTGGAAAGACTTCTCTACACCAGATTCATCTTCTTCTGAGAAATTATCTTCTAAGAATTGATTTAATGAAGGATACTTCATTTTTAATGTATATCCTTCTCCCAATTGAATTTCTGGAGTATGGTTGGGATCAGTCTTAACCTGTACTTCATCAATAGCAATTGATACAGGAACTTGGGTCTCACCATCATCACCGCAGGTAACAATAATCTCAATCTGTTCTCCAACAGATTTACCACGAACATTCAAAAAGATATACTCTATATCAAAACTAGGTAAAGTATCAACTTTGATACCTCTAGTTAAAATACAATCTTTTAATACCTGTTTAACTGCGTTTGATATTTGTTTTTGATTTTGTGATTCTAAAGCGAGAATTAGAATCTTCTCTTCCCTAACTAAAAAAGGTCTAAATTTAATTTTCTTACCAGTAGAAGGTAAAGTCAGCTCATGTTGAGAAGTACTAATCTTTGGTAAAGGCATGATAAGTTATCAAGTCATTTCATTCTAAAGTTATTTAGACGGTTTTTTGGGACTTTTACTTTTGATACTTTTTTATACTCTCTTCCCACTCTTTCAGACTGCTCTGACAATCAGGCGGTTCTGGATCCACATATCCTTTCATCTTCTTCCATTTATTATATAATGCTCCCATCATCCATGATTGAGCAAGACTCTTGGGTCCGTTCTCTAATAGTTCTGATTGATAAGGACTATTAACGTATCCCTTAAACTCTTCTCTCCAATTGGAGTCATCGTATGATTTGTTCATAGGTGTAAGTTTTCTTCCCAACTTTAGTGTGTCCATATTTGCCAGTTTTGCCTGGTCTTACTTGTCCTAGTTTAGAACCTTTATTAGAAATTCCAGTTGAGGTCTTTTTACCTCTCTTGGTGGTGGGATGTAAAGTCGCTTTGCCTTTACCCTTCTTAGTGATTACTGAATCTTGGTTATATTCTTTACCAAGTCTTTTCATCCTTTTCTTAAAAGTTCTATACTTTTTCTTAGGAGCATTAACAACAACAGATGGTTCACTCACTGTTTTAGTGTTACCCTTATCATCCTTCTCAGGATACTCTCCTTTAACTTCTTTATATCCATAGCCGTGACTACGGATCTTCTTGCGTAACTCCTTGTTAGCCTTCTTGTTCTCCTTATTTGACTTATCACCTCTTGTTGCAGTTAGAACTGCCGTGTTGCGACTCTTAGAATGAGAAACCACACGAGACATTCCACCCTCATTAAGAGAGCTACATTCTAACATAAATTCAGGAAAAGTCTTCATATTATGGACACTTTGTAATGTGGCACACTAGTATTTAGTTTTGAACTTCGTTTTGTAAAGTATAGCCTGACATATCCGTACCACTGCTGGTCTGGACAGGGAAATTTGAAAATGCTCCAGATAAATTCGTAGATCCGTCTTTACTCCGAGCTATTGTATTAGCAAATTGAGGTGGTTTTCCATCATTCTCTGCTTGTGATATGACATACCTATCATATTTAAAATTAACAGTTACCTGAAGAATCTGAGCATCACCATAAGATAATGGAATACTATCAACACTCTCTGGAAATGCATTGGTGAAAATATATGTTAATGGATTTGGTTTATCAGGTGGTTGAATTGGTGATACTACTCCAGACCTTGATGCTGACAGTCCTGATTCTGTCTGATAGAAAGTATCCTTCGTAGTTCTACTCTTAACATCTAAATTTCTCTCAAATTTAGTAACCAGAATAGTTCTTTTATAGCTATTAGGATATCTAAACCTCTTAAATCCATTGAGTTCTGCTTGATGTCCATATCCTTTAGGATTACCAGATCTATTTCTCATACCACCATTAGCAGCATATATTGGATTAATAAAGTTAATCCACTCTTGAAATAATTTAAGAACTTGATAATCAGATGAAAGATAAAATTTTAAATTTAGATCAACATATGCTCTATTATTTGCAAAGAATTCTGTTACACCTTGTCTAGCACCAGTCTCTTCAAATGAAGCTAAATTAGTTCCAGGCAAACTTGCATCAGAACATAGAAAATTAAACCTTTCAGGGGAAGACTGTCTGAATACTCCAGCACTAGTAAGCCAAGAACTTAAATCTTTATCAGCATCTCCTCCTGCTTGACCAAGACCCAAAGATACTTTAAAAGTATTGGAAAGAGCAGGAGAAGATAAGAAATTTTGAAAAGATTGAGCTGCAGCAGCACCATCAACCGCAGCTACGGTAGGATTAGCTTCTAAATTCCTATCTACTAAATTGTTTGCCGACATCTAAATAATGGTTGAACCCCACATACTATGTATATGGCTTATAAGGGGAAATACAGACCTAAACATACTAAAAAGTATAAAGGTGACCCAACACAGATCATCTATAGATCATTATGGGAAAGAAAATTTATGGAATACTGTGACTTAAATGAAAGTATAAGTCAATGGCAATCAGAAGAATTCTGGATCCCATATAAAAATCCCATAGATAATAGGATGCATAGATATTTCCCAGATTTCTTTATCAAATACAAAGATGCTAAAGGTAAAAAAAGATCTGTTGTAATTGAAGTTAAACCGAAGAAACAATTACTAATGCCCAAAAAGAACCCAAAGAAGAGAACTAAAGCGTGGGCATATGAAGTACAAACATACGTTATTAATCAAGCAAAGTGGGAAGCAGCAAAAAACTACTGTGATGATAGAAAGTATGAGTTCAAAATCATGACCGAGGATGATCTAGGAATATGATTGGAGCAGAAATACGAAAAAAGGCTGGTAAAAAGAACAGAAGCGGAGACTGGTTTATCTCTGAGTTAGAATCCGCTTTAGGTCCTCTACAAGAAAGAAACATCAGTTCTACTGATACTGGTGGAATTGAAATTGGGGATATGTTCTTCTTTTCATATGGTGCAAAATACCCTGAAAAATATGAATTTTGGGATATACAACCACTAGCAGTTGCTCTTAGTTTTTACAAAGATGGGTTCCTTGGATGCAACTTACACTATGTAAATCCACAATATAGAGACCAAGTTGCAAAAAGTCTTCTAAATAGTGGAGGAGGTACTACTGTACCAAAAAATACCTTACACAAATACCTCTATGAAGGTATAGGTAACTTATATAAAGTCCCAGACACTGAAGATTGGGAAGAAATATCTCTTCTTCCAACAGAAAAATTTTATGATCCACGGGGAATGAAATATCCTAAACACCGAGCCTGGAACTGGAAAAAGTAATGTCATCATCTTTAAGACAAGAAGTAGATCCAAAATATATCGGACCTGATGGTACGCCAGGTATTGTAGCAACTAATAGTAATACAAATAAAACCCAAAACTATAAACTATTTTATTTTGGTGATACAAGAACTGCACAAGTATTACCAGTAGATTCAGCTGGAGAAATATTAATAGACGCTAAACCAATATACACAAACGGAGTATGGGATACAACTCAATTTGAAGGTTTAGATGCTAGTACGCAAGACGTTATTCATGGTAAAGTACAAGAAGGAGTAAGGGAACATGCCACTAGAACAAATCAAGAAGTCCCACAATGGGCTGATTCGGATCAACAAGGATTTGGAGTTGCAACTACAGATAATCAAGTAGCATCAACTATAGCAGATCAGGAAGCTTCTGGATTCAATCTAGGTTCTTTCTTATGGAATCATGTTGTTCCACCACCTATAAGATGGGGTGCTAATATTATTAGTGGTACTGTTCAAACTGCACAAGTAGGATGGCAATTACTAACAGAAGGACCAGCATCTTTTGTTGAAAAAGCTGGAATACAAGGTGGAAGTTATGATGTTGATAATGATTCATTTATGAAAAGGGTCGTAGCATACCCTATGGATATATCACCTCAACAAGACTATATGAAGATTGATTGTTATTCATATCAACCTCCATATGAAGCTTCTATGGAAAGAAGTTTTGGTGATGATGGTGGAGAAACTAATCTTGGATATGGATTATCAAGACAATCACCATATAGAAAGAGATTGGGAGCAGGAATAATATTACCAATGCCCAATATGGTTGCTGATAAAAATGAAACCCAATGGGTTGATGATAATATGTCAACCATGGCAATGGGAGCCTTACAACATGTCAATAAAACATTTACCAGTAAAGCAGGAACTCTATTAGCAGGAGCAATAGGTGGTACTATAACTGGTGATATGATGAGAGGTATCAACGCAGCGGATGCTTTTAATAGATTAACTGGTCAAGCAGCAATCTATACAGCTATAGGTACTAAAGAAGCAGGTAGAGGAGAAATAGGTGCTAACTTACTAAGTCAATTAAGTGGAAAACTTGGATTCGATATAACACCAGAAACAATATTAAGTAGAGCTGGTGGTGTTGTTGCCAACTCTAATACTGAACTTATGTTCTCTGGAGTAAAATTAAGATCATTTGGTTTTAATTGGAGAATGACTCCAAGAGACGAAATGGAAGCTCATAATATAAGAATGATTATTCGTGCATTTAAACAATGGTCTGCTCCTAGAAAACTAGTAAAACTAAATTCAGGAGAACAAGCTGGAGATACCATAGGTAGAGCTGGATCTCCATCATACTTCCTAGGTACTCCAAACGTCTTCAGACTGAGATATATGACTGGTGGTGGAAGAACTATATTGGGAGCAAATAAGTTTAAACCATGCGCTCTAACTGGTATATCTGTGGTATATACACCAGACAATACATGGAATGCTTATGATGGTGGGCAACCAATATCTGTAACTATGGATCTACAATTTGCAGAACTAGAACCAATATATAATACTGATTATCAAGAAAAAGTTCAAGAAGGTAGAGCATTTGATCCTAGTGATCCAAACTCTCTTGGGGATTTAATGCCAATAAGCATTGTAAAACAAGACGTTCCATCAAGTTCAGACGTAGGTTACTAAAATGGCTAGAGGATACTTTTCACACTTACCAAATATAAACTATGTCTCTAGAACGACTGACAGAAGTTCTAATGATGAATTTATTCCAGTAAAGAATTTATTTAAGAGAGGAAGACTTCGTTCTGACTTAAGTTCAGTATTTACTGCATTTAATGATTATGTTGTTGGTGAAGATCTTAGACCATCACAAGTTGCAAATG